CCACCAGCGTATCCGTGGCGAATGTCGCCCCTCCTGCGAAGTATGCACCCGCAGCGGCAGCTCCTCCGTTGGTGAGCGACCATTGGCATTGGAGCGTCAGCGTCGTGTCGTAGTTCGGGTTTGTGGCCGTAGCGTCCAGGTACTCTGCCGTGCAGACTGCCGAGAGCTGGTAGCGATTCGCGGCCTCGTCCCAGGTGCGGCTGAAGGATGCAGTCACCCTGATGCGGGGGTTCGTGCCGGCGGCCTCGTATGCGTAGAAGATGTACGTCACCCTGCCGCTGCTGTTGAGGTATACGCCGTAGTCTCTGGTGAGCAGGTACCAGCCTGCTGTATATGATGCCGAGGTGCCGTTGTACAGCGCAGGCAAGGACGGCTTCACGTTGATCGTGCCGAGGCCTGCCGTGGATGCCGCTATCCTCTTGCCCCTCTCCCGGTAGTCGTGACCTGCCTCCACGGGGGGCGTATATGACCTGCAGGCGGCTATGATGGCATCGTAGTCGGCCTTCATCATATAGAAGCCAGCACCCGTGCCGGAGTCGCTGCCGCTGTATATCGTCGTGGGAATGTGTGTAGTGTAGGAGCCTGAGAAGCGCGTGGCCTGCTGCCAGATGGCCGCAGCCTTCATCGTGATGTTGTTCGTCACGGTCAGCGTGCCCTCGTCGTTGGTGCAGATGAGCCGTGTATATAGCGTCCCTGCTGGTGTGTTTTCAGAGATGCCCGAAAGGTTGCCGAAGGGTATCGTGGCATCACCCCTCGCGCTGATGGTGCGCGATGCCGACGTGTGGGTAGTCCAGTTCGTGCCGTCAGTCGAGTATTGGAAGGTGTAGGTGCAGCCCTCATAGAAGGGCGCGAGATACCTGAGCAGCCCGTCCATGAACGTGGTGAAGCAGTAGTTCATACTGATGTTGCCCCAGCCCTTGACGTGAAGCCCTGCGTCGTTGAGGGCATAGTAGGTCACGCCGTTGCGAGTCAGCTTGTGGCCGCGGTGCTTGCTCATATCGTGATAGTTGATGAGGCTGCCGCCGTCCTTGACGAGGCCGATGAAGCCCTTTGCGTAGCCGTTTTGCCATACCGCCTCGATCTCGTCCAGGCTGAACTCCTGGCAGATGGCCTGCCGTATCGCAGCTGCTGTCGTGGCGTTGCTGATGTTGGCTGCTCCGCCCGTGTTGTAGTAGCCGCCGTTGGCCCTGGCGCCGAAGAAGAACTTGGCGATGTAGATGTTCTTCACCGTCGAGCCCTTCTTGAAGACGAGCTTGCCGAGATACCTATTGCCGGGGATGCCTGCCATTATACTACGCTGCCGCTGATTGCTGATGTGTCTATGCTGATATACCACTCGGAGGTGGAGACGTAGGAGCCGCTGGGTGCGCTGCCAGGGATGACGAGAGCCGCAGCCGACATCTTCTGGGAGACGGTGACGTTCTTGGAAAACGTCTTATTGCCGTCGAAGGTCTGGTCTGCCGTGTCGATCCCGTCCAAGAAACTCTTGTTGCTATGGGTATGCTTGGCTGTCGCCGCGTCATCCCAGTTGCTGACCTTCGTCGAGGTGATGTTGTCGAGCGTCGTCTTGTTGCTATGGGTATGCTTGGCTGTCGCCGCGTCATCCCAGTTGCTGACCTTCGTCGAGGTGATATTGTCCAGCGTGCTCTTGTTGCCGTGGGTGTGCGCCTTGTCATAAGCCTCATCCCATTTGTCGATGTCGTTGTCGTCGATGCCGTCCAGGATGCTCTTGTTGCTGTGAGAGTGCTTGGCTGTCGCCGCATCATCCCAGTTGCTCACCTTCGTCGACGTGATGTTGTCGAGCGTCGTCTTGTTGCTATGGGTGTGCGCGGATTCATAAGCTGCATAGAATTTTCTCTCCGCCTCAGTTGTGATAATTGTATACCCACTCTTCAGCGATATCTCTATTGTGCCCTCTGACGTGATGGGTGAGCCGGTTACAACAAACTGCGGCGGCATCGATACGGACACGCTCGTCACCGTGCCCTGACCGCCACCACCTCCGGCAGAGGGCGTGCTTTCGCCGCCGATGATCATACCATCAGAGCCCTGCGCCTGGCGGGTCACGCTTGTCACCTGGACCGCTGCTGCCGGAAGAGACAGCATCTTGATATCAAGCAGCCGATCTTCTAACAGATTCCAGTTCCAGGTCTCAGGCCAGTAGATGAGGCCACCACCACGGAACAGCAGCGGGAGCACCTCGCCTTCCGGAACGTTGATAACGCCTTCCATATAGAGACGCGGAGTCGCTATGCTGAGACAGTAGTCGCGGGCAAGAAACTCAAGCAGGGGTAAGGATGGCACATTGCCGGATGCCCACTGCGCGATGCTTGCGCCTCCCAGGGCAATGTCATATTTCATGCCGTTGGTGACAAAGACCGCCTCGAGGGCCTTTTCCGTGTTGTCTGCCACTGCGATCTCGACGGGGCTGTCGGCTCCGCGGGCTCCGTTGGCAAGGATGCACGTCACCTGATAGCCCTTGTTTAGCTCGGGCAAATTCAGCCCCCACTCGAACAGCCGGATCCGGCTGATTGAGTCTTCCGACGAAACGGTGACGAGCGTCACCTGTATCTGGTAGATGCGGTTGTAGCCTGCAGATGCCATCAGTGACTTGATTGGCACGTTTATGTGGAAAGTCTCGGGCGTTTCGCGGTATGTGCCGTCGATGCTCAGTGCCGCTGCCACGCTCGACGAGTATTCGCCTGTCGCTGTGACATAGCGGTTGATGTAGCTGCTGCCGTCGGATCCGATGACATAGACCCTCACCTCAGCGCACTTCTTTCCGTAGGTATGACCCGAGATGACCCCGAAGGTCTGCAACGTCAGCGAGAGTGTGAGGTCGTGCGTCGGCACGAACTCCGAGAAGGAGGACCACAATGCCACGGAAGATGTGCGGACCGTAGTTCCGCTGTACGGCACAAGCTCGTAGTAGGGTGTTGTGCCGTCTTGGGCATCCTCGTAGGTCGCATTCTGCACGGATGTCGCAGTCTTGGGCAAGAGGTTCTCCAGCCAGTTGTTCGGAGCCTTGATGACCTTCTCTTTCTTGGCGGGCTTCACGGTCTGCGAGAGATATCCGACAGGCCACCATACCTTGCTGGCCATTGACCCGAAGTCACCGATGGCAAAGGTGCTGCCGTCAGGGGCCGTGATCGTGTTGCCGTTACGGAGGTATTCAAGGTCCGTCTCGCGGACGACGAGCCATTGGCAGTTGTGCTGCACGATTATGGCGTGAAAGGTGTCGAGCACCTTGGCAAGCACGTCATAGCAAGTGTCGCCTTCCATATGGTCGAGGTTGACGGTCGTAGATGCCGCCATATCAGCCGCCGTGACGCTGGCCGCTGATGACGGGTGCATAGCGTTCAGCCAATGCACGGGCAGCGAGAGTCCGGTCTTGCCTAAGAAGTATGACAGCAGGGTTGCGATGCTGACGCGCCCCTGTGCCGTGTAGTCCGACAGCTTCAACTCCCCGAGGTTGTCGGTAGCCGTCACCTTGACATTGTAGGGTGGGGCTATATATGGCTCACTGTAGAGCTCGGGAGTTACGAAGCCCTGCCATATCAGCGTGCCGTTCTGGTAGAGATCCACGCGGAAGGCCTGCGGGTTTGAGGTGAAGAGCACTGCGAACTCGCCGTCTTCCTGGGCTTGTGCCAGGAACTCGAGAGACGTGCCGCAGACGGCTCCGTTCTTGTCGCGCCGCAGCTGCGGAGCCCCTCCCAGGGGACGCTGCACGACGCTGCCGTTGTATCCGTTCTGCAGGATCTCGATTAGATAGATATTATCATTTTTCGACCGCCACCGAAAGCGGAAACGTGCAGCGTATGCCATAGCTATGTCGTATAATGTTTGCGGTTGTTTTCATTATTGAGTACGGCCACCAGCTGGGAGCCGTTGGCCGTGAGAGTGCCGGTGACCTCAACCTGGAGGGTGCTGTTTGAATATCCTCCTCCACCGCCAATGTTGGACGATGCTACATAGCTGTTGGATGATGCCGCCCCACCCATTGCGGATGCCATATTCGACGCTATAGTCTTGACGGCTGCTCCGGCAACGACAAGGGCAGCACCCGCGGCTATGGCCGCGATACCATTGAATGTTTCAGCTGAGCGTTTTGCGGCTTCGACTGCAACGCCGAAGGCGATGAGGACCTTTCCGAACTTCTGGGCGAAGTTTCCGAACATCGTCAGCATATCCTGGCCGAATTGGGCCACGCCTCCTTCGCCGTTGGCAAGGTTCCCGAGGAGGTTACCCAATGCCTCGGATATACCCTCGACGGCATCCACAATTGAGGTCTGGACGACATCATTGAGGTCAAGGAGCTGTCGCTCCACCTGCTCGGTCTGGAGCCTTACAGGAACCTCCACGGGCTTTGTGGCAAAGCCCTGGAGAGCCTGCCTGCTTTCATCGCTGACGGCCAGCTCTATCTGCCCCGTAGCGAGCGCCTGCATACGCTCCACTCCCCTTGCTATGGCTTCCGCGGCCTCCTGCCTTGCCTTGGCTTCTGCTGCTGCGTTCTTCGTTATTGTAGCCTGCAGTTTGTCGAGGGTGCGGAGTGATTCAACACGCTTCTGCTCTATGGCAAGGGCATCCGCCTCGGCTTTATTGGCAGCATCCGCATCCGCGATAGAGTCACCGGCCTGGGCGCTGATGAGGTCCGTTATATTGGAGATCATCAGCGCGATGTCGTACTGCTCGGCGTAGAGCTTATTGGTGAGCTCCTTTGCCCTGGCAATGGCGTTGGCCCTTGTCAGGGAGCTCTCTTCCTGGTCGCTTGCGATGCGTCTCAATTCGGCTATCTGACGCTCCGTCTCGGCCCACCGCCTTGCGCTGTCGCTTTGCTTGCGCTGAAGGTCATAGAGGACGCCTGCCGCGTTTTCTGCATTGGTTGCCGCTGACTCCGCCTCCTGGGCTATCCTGTGTGTCTCGTCCGCTGCGGCCGAGAAGGTCGCTGCGAGGGTATTCGTGCCTGCGAACTGAGGCTGGGTGAGGGCGATTACGCCAAATGTCTTGATATTCTGCCACGTCCTGCCCCACCACTTCTTGAAGCTGGCCTCGGTTTCGGCAAGGGTCTTGCCGGTCTCCGACTTGTAATCGTGCATGAACTGCCGATATGTATCGAGGTAGGCCTGCGTCTGCAGTTCGATGTTCGCGCCCTCTACGGTGTTCTTGAAGGCTGTGGCCTCCTCGTTGAGAAGTTTGAAGGCAGTGACGGCAGCTCCGATGCCGATGGCTCCGATGGCTGTCGCCGCCTTGCCGGCTGATGCCACGATCTGCCCCAAGGCCTTGTTGCCCTCGCCGCCCATCTGCGATATCTTACGACCGGCACCGGCGAAGGCCTCCTGCAGTTTCTGTACCTGGTCCGTATTTATGCCAAGCGCCCCGGCTATCTTGCCGAGGGCGTCGTTGCTTGTCTTCTCAAAAGCGTTGAGCTCTTTCTTCGCAGACGCCATCCCCTTTGTAAAACCGGAGGTGTCGCTGTTGACGTTAACTTTCAGATTCGGAGTCTTGCTGGCCATAGTTGAAACCTATCCTTTCGAGGAACTGCCGCGCCAGTAGTTGTCTTTCTTCTTCTGGAAGGCTGTTGATGCGGCGCGTCTCAGCATCATTCGCCCCCCCCTCGTCCCAGGGCATTGGCCAGAAGCGTTGCACGTCCTTGATGGACCCCTTGCAGAAGGGATTGAGGATGCGTGCCGCCATACCTCGCGCCAGCTCGCCCATATGTCTGCGGTCCGCCAGCTTCTCATCCTGATAGGCTTTCCACGCCTCCCAGTATTCGCCCACGGTCATCAGCCCGAAGTCGTTGCGGCTGATGTGCAGCAGGCCGAGAGCCTTGCCCCTGATGTCGCCTATCCTGAAGGTCGGGACCGTTCCTCCAGTGGCCGCTATTTTTTTTCTACCGTGACTGCCGGTGCCATGCTCCTGCCGAAGATCTCCATAAAGTCTGTGAGGGCGCGGAAGTCCGCGACCTCGCCTATGTCCTTTGCCGAGAGACTGCACTGCCTGCCTTCAATCCTCTCGCCCTCGCGGACACACGCCGCAATCAGCGGCAGCATATCCGTGGGTTTGAGCTTTGTAAGATCAGTAAGTGCCCCGAAGTCATCAGTCCCGCGATCCTCCAGAAACCCCATAAGGGCGTTCATGTTGCAAGCGACGCTATATTCAGCGCCGCCGATCCTGAGCTTATCTCTTACCTGGTCCATCTGCTACGGATTAGTGTTGACTTTGGCAAACTCGCCCTGAATTTTGAAATCTGCGCTCCAGGTGCCGATGTCGGTGGCATTCGTGCTTTCGCGATATTGAGTCATGATGGAGTTGCCCTGGTACGTGTCGCCGCCAGCTGCCGCGTATGTCACCGGGATGACGGCGGCAGACCCTTTCTTCAGGGCCTGCTCCATCATGTCATCTCGATCGAGCTTGCCCGTTTCAGAATTGCCGACGGCCATCATTCCTGCTGCGGAGAAAGTGACATCATGCCCGGTGACGGACTCCTGGCTTTCTCCCTGATCATCCTTAGTGATGCTGTCAACGGTTCTGGCAGCGATAGTGAGATCGTCAGATGTGCGTCCCACTACGGTCTTGCCGTTGATGCGAAATGCTACATTGTATCCTTCAAGCATAGTAGTATGTGTTATTCGTTAGTTGTGTTGTCTTATCGTCCAGGTTAGTTCAATCTCCCAGACCTTATTTGTGCAATCGCGGTTAATGGTGTTCGGGTAGACGGCATACGGCTGCATGCTTTCTGCGGTCCGCATTGCTGCGGCAACAGCGCCTGCGATGTCTTCCGCCTCCTCAAAATCGTTGGATACTATCGTTGCCACGAAGCTTGACTCAAGGCCGCAGACACCATCCTTGCCCATTAGCGGGACTATCGTCTGATTGTAGACGATGAAGGGATAATCGTCGGCCTCAGCCTCCGCAAGGAAGCAGGGGGCGATATCTTTGACGGCATCCACAAATGCATCACCTATGAGCTCGCTATCTATCATAACAGTCTTCGATGTTTTCTGCGATCGTCCTGGCAAATGCGTTGAAAAAGGCATCCTCATAGCCTTCAAGCGCACCTTCAAAGAAGTTTTCATGCGGCTGGCCTACATTGTTCCGCCTGCGGCTGGCCGCGGCGGTACCTGCGTGCTTGATGGGCTTGTCGAAGCGATGGTTCGGATCTCGCCTTGTCAGTGTCCCGTAGTTCTTCCAGTAAGCCTTAAACCAGTCGTCGACCGGGGAGCCTGCCGGCTGCTTGCCCTGCTGCTGGTGGGCGTTGAACAGGCCGATGCCGCAGTTCAGGTCCTTGTCGTTTCGTCCTCCGGTGACCTTGTACTTGATAAGCTTCCGCCATCGTGCGTCAATCTTCGGCCTCATACCTTTGGTGACGGCCTTGCCTCCTTCGCGCATCGCTTTCTTGGCAAGTTTCACCATGTCCTCCGGAGCCTTGTCGCACCAGCGCAGGCAGTCCGACATTCCTTCTATCGTCATCGTCGCACTCATTTCGATATGGCTTGAACGGTGAGTCTGCAGATGGGCGAAAGCCTGTCGAGAGTGTCTATCGCCGTGATCTGCCAGGGAGCGTCGTCGATGATCACTCTCCAGCGTGTCGTCAGCTCCGGCACCTTGTATATCGTCAGGTATATGACGTGCCCTGCCTCGAGATTGTCAAAGGCCACCTGCTCGTCGACGCTGTGGTCCACCTTCGCCCACACTTTGCGGAAGTCGGTGAAGTGATCCACCTTGGCCCCCTGGTTATTGCGGACGATGACGCACGACTGCAGCGTCACGAGCGTGTCCATTGCTCCTATGTCGGCATTGGTCGTCATGATTGCCAGTCGGTATAGCGATATGACCGGATGAGGATGTCAGATGCACGCAGCCTCTCCTGTATCGAGTCAAGCGGGTTGGCGTATGAACCTGCGCCTCGCAGACATACCGCCTCCCACATATCCGGCACAGTGTCGGCCAGTTGCTCTATCCCCGCCTTGTAGATTACCTCGATGAAAGCATCGCGGAAGTCGCCGATGATCCTGAGCCTGTTGCCCTGAACGAAATATCCTTCACCTTCCACGAGGGCCACTCCATCGACAGACACAGACTGCACCTCACGGACGGGTCCGCGGAGCGTCATTTTGATCTGCCCGCCGAAGCTGTCGGCCATAGCCGTCACCGTCACAGTGCTGCCCACAAGGATGCGGTTGACATCGCGCCCCACGGATGTGAGCGCCGACAGGAGTTTCGCCCTCAAGTCGGCGTCCGCATCAGAGGTTGTCAGCCGCAGATGTTTCCGGAAATACCCCAGGAGCTGGAGCAGTTCGGTCTCGTCTGTCTTAATAGTTTCAGCCATCGTGGGGTAGGTTAAGCGCTCTGCCCGTCGCCGCTGCCTGAGCCAGATGCTGCAATCTTGCTGAAGCTCTTGGCAAAGGCAACTTTCGCGTCGGCGTAGTTGAACAGGAGGACCTTGATCTCGCCGGTGTCGCCGAGGGTGACCTCATCTACGACGAAGTCGATGCCGCCCCACTGACCGATATAGAGATCCTGGAAGTTTCCGAAGATTGCATCGGCGCTGGCCAGCTGGTTGCTGAAATCAGCTTTGTATCCGTTGACCTTTCCGTCGATGTCAAGGAGGTAGCCGCCAACTCCCGCGCTCTTGAGGGTGGTCTTGGCTGCGCCCCAGGTGTTGGCGGTGAAGACATAGCCCATGCTGCCACGGTTCGCGTTGGCGGCATTGATGGCGGTTTCCATCGCCACTATGTTTGCCCAGGTGACAGAGCTGCCGGCAGCTGTCGCGGCAGTAACGATGGCTGCAAGAGCTTCCTTGTCGAGGCAAGCAGCGGCTGCATCTGCAAGGCGCTGTTCAAGGATGCGGTCGACGGCAACGGTTGTCTGCTTGAGGAGGTCACGTGTCGTTACCATGCTGGCACGAATGCCACGCGGGGTGAGGACCACGTTTGCCACATCAGCGACTTTCGTCTGCGAAGCGACTCCTTCGTCCAGGAAGGTGGCAGTAACGCTGCCCATTGAGGGAAGGCTTACCTGGCCGACAAGACCGGGAAGGACGGTAGCGCCCATACCGGCGACGACAAGCCTTTCCTTCACGTCCTCGATATAACGGAGGGTTGTGATTCCGAGGTATCCACCCTCATCATCATCGGCGAAGTTCTGGCCGTGAACGTCCCTGAGCAGTGCTGACGGGATGACCTTACCCTTCTGGCTGAGACCGATGCGGCGGTACTCTGCGGCACCGGCCTCGGCAACCTCGGCCTCGAGACCTTCGAGATGGCGGTCGGCAACTCCTGCGATAAATCTTGCAAGGCTGAAGCGGTTGCCCTTCTTAGCCTCTTTCCGTACTTCCTGCGCTACAAGCAGGCGTTCAGCTTCCTCGGCTGCGCGTGCAGCGGCGAGTTCTTCTTTCAGTGCCTTGTCCTTTGCCATCAGAGCGGCCATGCCGTCGGTGTCAGTGGTGGCACAAGACTTCATAGCCTCTACATTGGCTCTGAGGTCTGTGAGAATCTGTACAATTGTTCTCATGTGATGTAGTTGTGTATTGGTTTTGGTTAATTTTCTGTTTCAAGAAGCAGCAACTCCGCCTCTGCTATTGCGATGTCACGGTCGTAGCTGTTGGAGGGGGCCGGGTCGTGACCCAGATCTTTGGCTTTGTTCCTATCCTCTTCGGCCTCGAGAGCAGCCTTACGCAGAACACTGAGTCGGTCCGTCTCGGGATCGGCTTCGTTCTTCAGCGCATTCGGGTTGGCGGGTATGGCGACCACCGAGATCTCCAGCAGCTCCATCCGTGTATAGTAGTAGGTCTCGTTGGCTTTGCCCGGAGCCTCATCGCCGACACCCCATCGGCCTTCCCTGGGCACGAATCCTACGCTTACGGCGTTGAGTGTGCCGAACTCAAGTTTCTTCCAGACCTTGTCGGCCTTTTCGTTCATTCCGGCTGGCTCAAACTCGACGTCTACCATCAGCTTGTCATCCTCGATGTATGCGCGGCCCTTGCCGACGACATTGTCCGGATCACCGGAATACTGCAGCGCGTGCTGATACCCGATGACGGGATTCTTGTTGAAACGGTCGAGATCCCAGCCTGACGGCATCAGCACGGTACCGTAGCTGTCCTTCGTGGCATCGCTGGCCACGAATGTCATCTTGCGCTCTCCGCTCTTGGTGCCGGCCTTCGACACCCTTGTGTATATCTCGTTCATTGCTGTGATTGTGTGTTATTCGGTTCATCTCCTACCTTCATCTCGTTGGTGGGGTAGAGGTAATCGTCAAGTCCTTCCGCCTTCGGGAGACCCTCCATCTTGCGGACCTCGTTCCGGCTCATCCAGCCGTCGAGGATTGCACCGTGATAGAACTGCGACCGCGCCTGAGTGTCGCCTCGCAGGAGGCCTTCCAGAACGAACTTGACGCTGTGTCCGGGGAAGTAGAACATCTTACCCTCCAGCTCGACCTCCATGCGCTTGACCAGCGGACGAAGGGTGTACTGCACGAACTGGATTGTCTGATGCTCGATGTTGCTGAAGGTGGCGTGTGTGAGCTCCGCCAACATGTGGGGAGGGATGTTGAGCATCCGCGCTATATCGTCGATACTAAATGTCTCGCTTTCGATGAGGGCTGCTGTTACGGGATCTACGTTGACCTGCTTGAACTTGATGCCGTATTCCAGGAGGGGTGTGCCCCCGGAGCCGGTTTCGTTGTAGCGGGCCAGGAATTTATTGTAAGCTTCATCGCCCATCTGACCGTCCATCTCCAGCACGGCCCGCTTGTCGCCGCCGGCCTTGAAGAATCTTGCAATAAAACGCTCCATTGCCGCGCCCTTGCTCAGGGCGATGGCATTGTAGAGGACCGGGTTGAGCCCCGAGACGCCGTCCATCGTGAACTGCATAAAGTGCAGCATCCGATAGTCCGGATAGTCGCCATTGAGAAACGTGCGGCTGTCGGTTGTCGGCAGTGCCACATGAAACCACTTGTGACCTTTGACAATGACTGGAGTAACGTAGTCCGGGAAGACTTGGTGCAGCTCTACCTCTCCGGTTTCCTGGTCCCACCGGATCAGGGCGTAGGCGTTGCCCCGGTTAAGGAGCCAGGCCACCATCGTGAACCAGAAGTCGAAGGAATTTGTATAAGCGTTGGGACGGACACCGACGGCCCGGCTCACTGCATTGTCGACGGGGGAGAGGTCTCCGTTTTTCTCGTTGCGATAGATGCGCTTGGGGAGTGCAGCTATATTTTCTGAGATCAGACGGATTCCGGCATAGTAGGCAGTCATCTTGAGGGCTGCATCGTTGCTGACGGTCAGTCCAAAGTCGGACAGCGGCTCACGGAAGCGCCTGTATGACTCCTCCGTTCCGTGGAGTACGGCCCTTTGATCCGGTTTCTTTCTTCTGAAAATGTCAAAAAGTCCCATATAG